TATAGTAGTTATGGCGTTCTAGTTTAACTCTATTATATTGTTCTCTTGCCTTCTCTCGCAGTAAAGTAATCGTATTATATAGGGTATAGTATTTTGAATGAAGTTGTGGAATTTTTAGAGATTCATCGTGTAGATTGTCAGGATCAATGACAGAATCCTTCTGCCACATTTCCTGAATTTTATCAAGATCCATTAAGTTGACGAAGTAAGTTGATATACAGTATACTTGAATGTTGCCTGTGCTGTAAAGTAATTGATATCAGTTGATGTTGCATCAAAATCAAGAGAACTCAATGCTACGGGGAACATATCAAGGAATTTTACTTTAGCAACCTCGTTAAAGTTGCTGTTTAGGATACGAAGTGTACCATCAGCAAACTGCTCCTTCTCATCACCAGGTTGGGTTACATCCTTTCGATCAGAAAGAAAATCTTTGTATTGTTGTGTAGTTTCTGGGAAACCAAGACCAACAATCCAGTCATATACAATTTTATAGTTTTCCATATTCTCATCAACGAGAAACTGGATTGTGAGATCACCATAAGTGATTTTCTCGCCAGGAACATCAATATCCTTCAAATATGAAGGTTGTGTCGTAGTTGCTAATGTAAGTTCTGGTATCCTAGCAGTATTACAGAAAAAATCAACCTTTGGGTATTTTCCAAGATTGAACTTGAATCCAATACCAGAAAGAAAATTTCTGTTATTAATTTGGTTTGCCCAAGTGCAACTATTAGACATCAGTCGTTTTATTTGTATTTAGATAAAAAAAGGGGGTCCGAAGACCCCCCCTTGAAGTATGTGTACTTGAATCACATGAGGTTGTTGACCTTGACTCTTCTGTAGTAACGGTTGGTGTTACGCTTGAGAACGCCAACGCCCTGATCGGTACCTTCAGCGAATGGGTTAGCAACAATACCGTAACGGGTCTTGAAGCCAATCTTGGGCTGGAAGGTGTCCTGACCGACGGCACGAACCATCTGGAGAGGAACGTATGGGCAGTAGAACAGACCTGCGTCATAAGGGGAAGCGCCCTTATAACCAGCAACGTAGTACTGGGAGTCTGCGCTGTTTGCAGCATAAGGATCGATGTAGACGCGATACTTACCTGCGAGAACACCAGCGAAGGTGTTACCAGTGTCATCAACGTTCAGGTTAGCGTTGAGTGCAGGGGTGTAATCGAGAACGCCTGCCATGGTCAGAGCGGAAGCAACGTCTGCGGAGCAGAGGATCATGTTGCCCTTTCCTCTACGAGTGCGCTGTGCAATTGCGTTAGCGTCACGCTCGATTTGGAAGATAAGACCCTTGAACTTCTCAACACTCCAGCGACCGTTGGAGTCAACGTCGAGGTCGAAAGTACCACCGTTAGCAACGTTTGCTTGTGCGCCAGGCTCTGCAACGTTGTAGATGGTTCTGATGACTTCGCGGTTGATCTCTGCCAGGATCTCTGTGGAGAGAATGTTGGCGAGTTCTGCCTCAGCGTTCAGACCGTGGATTGCCTTCAGGTCTTGTGCAAGCTCAAGGCTGTATTCTGCCTTCAGTGCGCGTGACTTGGCGGTAACGGTGACCTTCTCGATCGAGAATGCCATCTCGTTGAATGCACCTGAACCGTCGCCCAGATCTTCTGCCTGGTCGGTACGCATACCCTGACCTACGTTGTAGGTGAGAGCGTCGCCAGTTTGGGGAACAGTTGGGTCAAGTGCGCCAGGGTTAGCACCACGCTGAGTGGTAGTACCCAGACCAACAGCACCGTTGGTCCAACCTTGGGTGTTGTTGAAGGATGCAGACTGACCAGAGAATGCGGTATCTGCTTCACCGAACAGTGCTTCTGCACCGTTTTGACCGGTGTACTTCGAACGCATTGCGAAGATGAGTCCAGTAGGACCGGACATTGGTTGAACGCCAGCGAGGTCATAAGCGACCAGGTTAGGCATTGCGCGTCTGATCAGGGAGATCAGAACGGGGTCGAAACCAGCGACAGTACCACCATCAGCACCACCATTGTGTGCGGAGGTGAAACCACCATTGCCAACAGCGTTGGTTGGTGCCTCGGAGAGGAATGCTCTTTCCTCACGGAGGGTTTGCTCTTGGTTCTCAAGCAGGACAGCGGTGACAGCTCTACGGTGTGAATCCTTGATTGGATCCATTCCTTGATAATCAAGGATAGGTGCCCACTTCTCCTGCAGAGCTTCTGTATTGAAACTTTGCATTTGAATTAAACCTCTAAAAAAGTTAGTTTGAACGTTTATGATTTAAAAATCACTTTTTAGCAGCTCTTGAGAGAGTCTGCAGATAGGCTTGCATCATTGGGGATACTTCTTCTGAAATAACCTCATTGGTAGAAACCTCTTCTGAAAGATTCTCAGAGGTGCTCTTTGGAGTGCTAGCGGACTCTGGGAAGTAAGACTTCTTCAGAGTTACAAGCTTCTCACGATAGTCTGAATCACTTTCAAACTCAACATTTTCTGCCAGAGTAGCGAGCTTGTCCTTTTGAGTGTCTGCAAGACCCTCAGCGACTTCTGCAAAAACAACGTCTGCAGTGGACTCGGCTAATCTACGATTCAGAACGACATTTCTTTCGATCTGCTCGTTGAGTTTACCTTCCATTTCATCTAGTTTATCTACCATGCTCTCAAGTACATCATACTTATCGTCAGGGATTGTTACATAATGTTCTTCAAAAAGACCCTTCATACCAGTGATGAAGGATTCAGTGACTTCATTCTTAAGACCTTGCTCTACTGCGAGTACGTTCTCTTGGAACCACTCATCAGCAACATACTCAAGGTATGAATCGACGCGCTCGGAGAGTTCTTCTCTGATTGCAACGACTTCTTCGACCAGGGCATTCTGATAGGTCTCATGAAGAGACTCTTGCATTTCAGCAACCTTGGTCTTGACAGCAGCCTCAAAGATGGTGCGTGCTTTTTCTTCAAATTCTTCGGAGAGTTCTTCGCCTTCGAGAAGTGCTTGAACATCTGCTTCGATGTCAAAACCTTCTTCTTCAACGAGTTCCTCTTCGGTTTCTTCCGCTTCGGCAACAACTTCGTCAGCTGCTACTTCCTCTTCGGAAACAACCTCTTCTTCGGTTGCTTCTGCTTCGGAAACTACTTCCTGATCTTCGTCAAATTCGACCTCTTCAGCAGGAGCAGCCTTTGCATTGACTACATCTCTAACTTGCTTCAAGGTCGCACCAGGCTCTCTGAGTCTGTTCGAATCATCATCAGGTCTTGAATTTTCGGGAGTAGGACCGCCGAGATCTTCAACTGGGATTCCAGCCGATTGCATTGGCTCAGCAGGTGCAGCTCCTTTGGTTACTACGTTTTCCATTTCTTGTAAATTGTTACCAACGGACATTTGGGGATATGATTAATTTAATTAATCTTTATTTATTTATAAATCAAAGATTTGAGAGGAATTGGTTGAACAAGTTCAACTTATGCTCTTCAAGTGCTCTTTGATCGACGAGAGTGTTAATTCTCTTCTTGGTTTGCTCTGCGAGTTGTTCACGAAGAATTCCTCCTTCCCAAACCCACTCTCTTCCTTCCATAATTCCATTAACAAAAGCATCAGGAGCAGAAGGATCAGCGACAATATCCGCAGCAGTTGCTAACTGGAAATCTTCACCAACAATCTTACATCCTTCACTAGTGGTTTGGAGTGAACCAACACCACGGGAAGAAACGCCAAGCATTACACCTTCATCGAGAAGGGAAGATGCAATTTTACCCATAGGGGTTGAAAGGATTTGTGCCTTTCCAATAAAGTTATTACCTTCCTGTACCAGAGAAGTAATCTTATGAGATACGCGGTCAAGATTGACGGTAGGACCATCGGGGTGACCGAGTTCGCCAAGAGCACGACCCTTGTTAACGAAGGTTTCGCAATAGCGATTTACTTCTTTGGCAAGAGTAGAAATGGGATACATTCTCCCATTACGGTTCTTGATCTCACCTTGAAGGAAAGTTCCTTCAATATAAAGTTTCTTTCCGGCACCGGTGCCTTCTGAGATAACTTTTACGTTTGTTACTTCTTCTGTGATAAGTTTCATTTCTATCTACCTGAATTTGCATCTACTTGAGTTGCCGAAAGTGCGGCGTCGCCACGCAATCCTTCGCCAACATTCAAATGGATAATAACTCCACTAGCTGCTGGAACAACTAACGTACCCAAATCAGCATTGTCATCCGTATTGCGGAGAGTTACTGTTTTGTGTGTGGTAGCATCGGTGTTTGCGACCCAAACAGCAGTTGATGATGTAAATTGTGTTGTGCCGGATAGTGCAGCAGCAGTTCCTTTGATTTTCATTCTTCTGAATTTTCTTCTGTGTCGTCTAATTCATCAACGATTTCATCTTCAGATTCAACTTCATCCTGAACTTCAGGATATTCAAACTGCTGACCGAACATTGCATTTGCAACGTATGGTCTTGCAATATCAACTCTTTCTGCTGCTTTCGCATACAGAATTTCCTTCAGTTTGTCGCTAATATCGTTGGGAGCACCATCGGTAGCGATCAAATCGATAACGTCGTCCATAAAAACTCAATATGTTAATATACTATATTTATAACTCAGCCTTTTTGGTGTCTCTCGAATACTGTTTATCGATACTTGCTGCCTGTGCTTCAAGGTCTGGTTCGGCAGGAACTTGACCCATAGACATTGGATCTGCACCCATTCCTTCCATACCACTTCCTTCTCCAGGGACTGCTCCTTCTGGTTGTGGGAGAGGTTGTCCGGTGATTGGATCGACTGTCGATGGATCGGGAAGAATTCCCTTCATAATCTCATCTTCAATCTGTGCATCAATCTCTTCGATCTCTTGATCAGTCTGACGAAGAACTCTCTTGCGAACATATTCGGTAGAATAATACTTACCGATGTATGGTTCCATTGTTGCAAGAATGCCCAAACGGTTTTGAACCAGTTCTGCTTCTTTCAGTTCTGCAAATTGATTATCATACAAGAAATCATATTGAATATGATCTCTCATAACTTCCCAGTCTTCTGGGGTACAAATGTTCTTGAGAATCAATTGCGTTCTCAACATATCATTGAACATTTGAGCAAATCTCTTTCTCAAACGTCCAACAAACTTGGCAAACTTTAGTTCGTCTCTTAAAATTTCTGAAGAACGACCAAGGTTGAAACCGCCATCGGCGGCGATTCTGGATTCAGGAACTCCAAGTGCTCTGTAGAGTTTCTTTTGGAAATACTCAATATCTGCAAGTTCGCCAAGATTCTGTCCACCAGGAAGTGTAGTGATTTCTGTACCACGACCACCTTCTCTTCTTGGTAACCAGAAATCCTCAAGCATAGACATAAACTTGCGGTCATCACGAACCTCACCGGTTTGTGCGTTATAGACCAGTTTATTTCTATAACGAGACATAACCTCTTTGAGGTATTGCTCTGCTTTTACTTTAGGAAGATTACCAACGTCAATATAGAAAATACGACGTTCTGGTGCTCTGGACAAACGATAGATAACCAGAGAATCCTCAATCATTCTTAATTGATTGAGTGCTTTGATTGCTTTGTGGAGATAAGAAAGAACCGTATTCTTATTTCTGTCTACAAGACCAGAAGTGCAATATGTAATTGAATCTTTTGCAATCTTTACTGCCTTCGATCCACCACGCGATGCTGCCATCGATGATGTTGGATAACTCGGAGAGGGTGTATATTGGAAGAATTCTTCGAATTCTGGTCCGTTGGTAATATCTTCGTTTTTACCGTTGACTCTTACGTAACCAGTGTCGAGAGTATTACCTGGTTTTTTCTTTTCTTGGCGAATATATTTAATCTTGAGTGGATCAATATATCTCAATTCTTGAATCCCTGCTTGGGGATTTTTCATATCAATAACTTTGAGGTAATATATTCTACCGTCTACGTACCAATTCCTAAAGATTTCGTGGGACTTCCTATCGAAGTCCATAATCTCTTTGATATACTTAAATTCTGCTCTAATCTTTTTCTTGAGATTTTCACTCGCATTGAGATTAGAAAGTTCAATCTCAACAGGAGAATCATACAAGTCACTAACGATTGCTTCGTTAACCACATCTTCAATGGCACCGTCACACTCTGGGTGCAGTGACATTTCTCTATATCTTTTGATTAAATCATGTTCTGTTCGGAATACACCTTCAATATCTACATATTGACCATAAAATCCACTAGAAATATAGTTATCAACCCCGTCCTGATTAGTTTCAGGAACGGGGGAGATAACCGAAGGTGATTTATTCTGTTTGTCGTCAATAGAAAAACCAAAAAGTTTGGCCATAATAAGTTTAAGTGTCCTTTATTCTTCTATTTAGTTGATGTCTTCACCACCAGCATTTGCACCAGTGCCCTTGGTTGCTTCCCACCACTGAACTTGCAGTTCAACAGTGAATTCTTGGATACCCTGGGCATCATAAGAAAGTTCGATTGGTGATACCTGTGTTGGGAACACATCGTAGAAACGATATGATCTCAAGGTAGAACCGTCACGATCTAACTGGTAAACATAAGCATCTGCTTGATAATCTGCTGGGTTAACCAGACCAGTGTTATCAGATACTCTGTTGATGGTGTTCATCCAACGCTCAAAGGCAGAGCGGATGGAGAAGTCAGTATCGTTCAGAACGGTAACGGTCCAGGAATCGAAGGTTCTATCACCTGCGATTTTCAGAACACGACCTCTGAAAGGTACTTCGATCTGGGCAATATTGGAGGCAGGCATATTTGCCCCCTTGACCAGGAATCTTGACTTCTCAAGAACTACAGAATCAGGTGCTGCCGCATCTGGGAACTGAAGTACGACTTCAAAGAGATTGGCGCGAGCGCCACCACCCGTTAACTTACTCTTGAAGTCGGTAATCTTTCTTAGTGGGGGTGGATTAATCTGTTGTCTAGATGGCATTTGAGTTAACCTCTAATTGAATTAAACGGAGCCGATTACTTCTTCAAAAGCAACACCAGTTCTGGTGGCAATGAAGGTAAGACC